CATTATGCGAAGCGCATAATCTAAAGATCACCACAGATGGCCAGGCTTGCCAGAGCCGACAACAGTGATATCAGCGGTTGAATACGCCTCGTCTCGTGCGCGCGGCAAGCCGCTTGCGCCCGCGCCAAGGCTATCGACTGTCCGTCGATCGACACGGCCACGGATATCAATAGGCCACGATCTGGCGACGTAGGCGACGGATTGTTTCTCAAGCAAGAGGCCGTATCCGGTCCTAGTCACAGTCCAGCCCAGGGCTTGAATCTCACTGACGCGAAAGCGTTCCTTGATGTGATAGGACGAGTCGAGCAGTTCGATTTCGCCCATCAGTTCGCGTCCAGGCCTGTCGCTGTCGATAATGGCGGTCGCCCTGATCTGATACTGCTGGGCCATCTTGTCCAGGTAGTCGATTGGCGGCGGAAGCGCCTCTGCCTTCTGATCGACGGAGGATGCAGCAGGCGCACTCGCCTGCATGGATGGCGGCTCAGGATTGGTAAGGCCGGAGGATGGCTCGACGAGCTGGACGGTGACAGCCGATGACGGCTGCGTGGACGCAACAGCGCCACCTGTGCCGGTGAAGAAACCATAGAGGTGATACACGGCGTAGATCGCGCCCACGAAGACGAACGGCACGCCCAGGGAGAGAAGCTTGGAGTTCTTCAGAACGTTGGTGCGTTCGGTCTGGTAGACGCTGCCCTTGACCGTCTCCCGACGGTGGCTGGAGTAAAGCCCGAAATAGTTGGAGTCGTAGGAGCGGACGCCAGAGCCGATCTTGACGAACTTCCCTTTCGCCTGTTTTTGCCATTGCTCCCACTTGTACTGATTGGGGCGGCCAACCGCCTGGAGCTTGAGGAAGTAGATAATGTCCTCGATCCGGCTGCGGATGATCTTATGCACGTCATCGCGGTCCTGGCCCATGATGACAATTTCAAGCCCGCGGTGCCGGTGCTCTGTCCAGAACTTTTGCTGATTGAGCGGCAGCTTGTAATTGCCGCTGGGGAAGTAGTCCTGGATTTCATCCCAAACGATCATCGCGTTGTCAGGTGTCTTGTCGGCGAACTCATTCTTCACGCGCTCAATATCACCGGATTCTCCGTCCTGCTCAGCTGGCTCGACGTAGATCAGCAACATGCGAACGTACTCGACAGGCTCGTCGAGAAGCTGGGCAAACTTTTCCCAATTGATGCCGCGAATATTGGTAACAACCTGTCGCCCAGCCTTGAGCGCCGGGAGGATGTGAAAGACGCACGCCTCATAGCTTTTGCCAGCACCTGGAAGACCTTCGTGAAAGTGAATAGCCATCGCTTACCACCTCCCGAGCGTGATGGCCTTGCGGCCAAGGCGGAACATGTAAGCCGAAGCGATCATGGCGAACGCCTGGGCGAGCCCCGCCTCGGTCATGAAGTAACCAATGAACTCCATGACCGGACCCATATGGTCGGATATAGGCGTATCCATGAAATCAGGCGGGGTGATCGTTTCGAGTACCGAGACGATGGCGTCTAGCAGGTCCTTGAGGATCGCGACGGGCTTGTCATCGAGATACTCGGTCCCGTCATCCCATAGGCCTTTCCAGAAGGCCAGCGTGAAGAATTCCATGGGTCACCTCAGAGCAGAGCAATGCGGAATGCGAAGAAGCCAGCAGCGGCCAGAATGACGGCCTTGATGGCATTCCAAGGGATGTCGCCGTTGCAAAGCTGGTCGATGTCGATGTCGAAGACCCAGACGGATACCGACCAGCGCGGGCAGGAGCCCGTAGCACGGAACGTCAGAAAGCTACTCGTCTGCGACGCAACAGGCGTCTGTTGGACCTTACCGACGAATTCAGTGAGAACCGATCCGAAGGTGTCACCAGTTGGCGTATACCAGTCCTGACCCTCTCCCCCACCACCAGCGCCGCAATCATCGCCAGTGCAATCGCCTACACCGTCACCGTCACTGTCGGGGTTGCCCTTGCCCGGACAGGCCTCACCCTTGCAGGTGGATGATTCGCCGGTCTTATTCCCGTTGGCGTCCTCAGTAGTGGTCTTAGTGGTCTCAGCCTTGGTGGTCGTGCAGTTGTTCACGCCGACACAATTGGTGACGGTGGCTGTGTCTTTCTTGGTCGTCTTAACCGAGCCGTCCGCAAGAGTCTCTTTCGTGACCTCGGTGCTAATGTCGATCCCGTTTTTTTCGGGCAGCTTGGTCGTACAGAACTCGGAACCGTCCTCGAGAGTGGCGCAAATCTGGCCCTCGACTTCGTCGGTCTTGCTCGAAGTGCAAACCTCTTTCGAACCATCGGTAGCATAGATGCAGGGCTGTTCGTCCTTAAAGTTTTGCGGCTCAGGGGTTTCGACAGTGTCTTCCGGGACCAAATCAGAACCAGTTGGCACATCTGACGGACATTCATCGCCTGTGTATCTGCCAGTGCCACGGCAAAAGTAGTTGCCATTGACGCGAGCACGACAGTCGCGACGGGTAAGGTGCCAGGCACTGAGCATGGTGTACGAAGAACGCATATCGACGGGGCCTTGATCGAGGTATTCAACACCATCACGGAACACCTGCCGCGTGTCATACGTTGAGTACAGATCAGCGCCCTTGTACGTCCAGCGCTCTACCCTGACCTCAGTACTGCGACCGTAGTACACATTTGCAATGTGCATCTTCGGGAGGCTGATGCCCATGACCTTGAAGCGGTCCATACGGCGACAGACAACCAGGTGCTCACACAGCGAGCGGACGATCTGCGCATCACATGACTCGATGTCCTGAATCAGGAACATGACGTCCCAACGGTGTTTTCGAGCGTGAAGGAACCAGTCGATCAGCTTGCGACGTTCCTTGTCGTTCCATTCCCGGCTGTTCAGCCACGTACCACACTCATCGAGCACGATCAGGCCGAAGCGCTTTTCATCGTAATCTCGTGGGTCTTCAGCGTCATAGCCGGGGCCGAGAGCGGCCAAGTCTTCCGCCCTAGGCTTGTCAGGCAGGCGAACGGCTGTGGACTTGCAGTAGGTGAACATCTGGTCCAGCTCCAAATCAAGATTGGTAGCCACCCGGCGGCCATCGGAGAGGTAATCGCGAATCTTGGAGACACACGCAAGGGACTTGCCGGAGCCGAGCTTGCCAGTGACGAAGTAAACGGCCATATGACCTCCTAGGAATGATGGCCCCTACCCAGACCCCTAAAGGGGTCCCGGTAGGGGCTAACAGCTCAAATGCGGGCTTTGACCGATGCGGCGTGAATGCCGGTGACGTAGAGCCAGCAGGCAGCGCGGGTGGCGGCAATTGCCGCGATACACGCCCCGGTGGTCGACGGGAGGATGCCAATCGCGGTTTGGATGATGGGGTGAATGCCACCTGCCAGCGCGATCAGGCCGGACAGCAGACCATTGACGGTGCCGGTGACAGTGGCCAGAAGGCCTATCCAGACGGCGACGAGCGCAAGGCGAATGCCGTACTTCGCTCCGAGCTTGGCGACTACGAAATTCGCGAAATAGGCAAAGATGCTAAGGAGGAATTGCGCCAGAGCTGCCATTACATAGGCCTCGCTTGTGTGACGGCTTCAGACCAGAGTTCACGGCAGTAATGCCAAGTAAACACAACGAAGATAAACGCAAGTATTGGCCGAACCCAATCATAGATATATGGGCAATAGTTGGTTGACCATGATCCGATTATAGGAAGTTCAGCCTGTATCTCGGAGCAGCCGCCACCGAACGAATACCAAGCGGACCACCCAATCGGAGAAACTACAGCGGGAGGCGCTGATACATCTGTCTTTATATCGTTGAGCTTATCGATATAGGGCTTGTAGAGATCAGTTACAGCGGGCATTTCCTCGGGCTGCTCTTCCTTCGGCTCCTCGGTATCCGGCTCGGTTTCTGTTGTGGTTTCGGTAGTTCCATCTGGCTTGGTGACAATCGTTGTTTTGGTCTTGCGGTAGTCGTAATAGTTGTCACCGTATGTAATGTCGATCTTGGTGTTGGTCGTGGTTGTGGTAGTTCCTGCTGGGCCTGTAGTGCTGACTGTTGGGCCGGGCTCTGTAACGCTTGCAGGGCCTTCAAGCCAAGTATTTTCGCGGAGGTCGTCGTAACAGCCCTGAGGATTTAGGGAGCCTTCGCAATGTTCGCGGAGTCGGTCTTTTAGCCACTCGGAATCCTTAACCGCTGCCGCCGCCTCCATCAGGTCATAGTCGGCATCGGTTGCGGGCTGATATTCACCGGGACCATAGCAGGCACCATCGGGGCCAGCCTGAGTACCTGCGGGACACTGTGCAATGCGGTAGAGGCTTGTGGCGAACGCCGGAGTTGGAGGATTTCTGCTATCAAATAAGCAGTTGCCACTGTTGGAGTTTGTTAACTGTACGGAATGGATATAGTAGTAACCGAACTGTGCGGCCCAGTCATCACAGGCGGCGCGGGGAGTGGCACCCTTGCCAACTTTGCCAGCATTATCAGCCTGCCAGTAATCACCAGGCACAACGCCAGTTGACGGTACTTTCACAACCCCCTCGTCGATTATGCCATCCACAGCATCGAGCATATATTGGAGGCCAATCCCAAGCACAGCCCCATATACACCGCCCCGAAGGTTAGTTGTCATGCCTTTGACAGTGCGTGGTATTGAATAGTCGTAGGTGGGCTTTATGGGCAGTTTGGTGCCCTTGGAGCCGCCACCATATGACGAAGGAATATATTCACCCTCAATGGGGTCGCCTGGAACTGAAAGAGTGCCGCCCGACTTAGAAGAACCATTGCCAGAACCAATCACCTTGGAATCAGATGGCATGGAAACATTTTTACGGGTTGCCGCATGCGCGGAAACGCTGACCCCAAAAAGTAAAAGGGCGACCGAAGTCGCCACGACTAGAGCCGCCCTTTTCATTACTTGGCGCCCTTCTTGATCCACTTACGGGTAAGGCCCATGCCGATATCTGGGGCCAGCGAAGCGGCAAGAACAGCGAAACCAGCAGTCACGCCAAGGCCGATAAAGCCGATGACAGTGGCTTGAAGTGCCGAAATAGCCGCTTCGGTGTCAGCGAAAGCAGCGCCTGCACCCATGGCAGCAGCGCCGATCGCAACCTTGGCAGCGCGTTTCAGGGTTTCTTTACGGGATTGGTACATGGTGTAGCTCCTTGGTGGTGGTGAGTTAGCGAACGCCCTTGACCAACAGTCTGATGATCGTCTTATGAGCGCGACCGAAGCCGTATCCAGCGAACCAGCAGGCAATGCAGGAACCGGCTGCGATTGAGGCGAGTTCAACGGGGGTCATTGAGCGGACCCCGCAGTGAACCCGTGACCGAAACACCCGACCATGGCGAGGCCGCAGAGCAGCAGGTAGAGGTGGTCCAGTGTGATTTCCATTACGCACCTACCGCCTGCGGCTTGGCTGCAGGCTGCTGCTGAGCAGCAATGCGGCGCGACTGGCGAGGGTCGATATTGAACTGCACACGACCGTCCTTGATCTCGCCGGTGACGTCGCACTCGTAATCGCCTGCAGGCAGCACTTCATTTTGAGCGCGGCAGTAGTACGAAAACTTTTGCGGGTAGTCACAGCCGGGCAGATGGGCGTATGGAAACGATGTCCATTGCGGTCACCTTCAGTCGCTCGTCAATTCTCAAAAACTCGTCGTGGAGTTCGGCAAAACGCCGTTCGTCAAACAGGCCCCAATAGGCCAAGCATTCACGCTGCAAAAATTCGTTCTTCAGCTCCTGTTCCATCCGAACCACGCCATGAAGGGCGCAGTAGTCGCGGACGCGCTGCACGTACAGGAACTCGGGGGATTCATCGCCGTAGAGGCGCTTGATCTTGGGGAGCAGGTTCTCGTCCAGCTCGAAAGCCTTGTCGTAGGCCTTGCGGTACTGGAGGCGACCGCCTTTGCCGTTGCCCTTCGGGGTCCAGGCGACGGTGCGGCCGTTGGGGTACAGGAAGCCGATACTGTGACCAATGCGCTGCGAGGAAACGCCGCGCAGGTAGGCCAGCACGTTGCCCTCTCCTACCGATACGTTGGTTGTCAGGTCGATACGCTCGATCTTGGCGCCGTCTGCCACGCGATCACCGGTCTTTGCACCTGATGCGCCGTCCCGCAGATCAACACGGGTGCAGCGGGTGAAGCCCGGCAGGCCGTACTCAGCCAGAAGCTGGTTGTAGACCGCGACACACTGCTCGATGGTCGAGAAGCCGAAAAGGTTGTCCAGGCGCCCTACCCGGCTTGGGTTGCCCTCGACGCGGATTTTCCGGCCCTGAACGTGGATCGTGACCGACGTGGAATAGCTGGCCTCATGCTTGAAGCGAGGCTGGCGGGTGGAGAGAACTTCATTGGTGTTCGTGTCGATTGTGATGGTCATCACATCGCACACAACCGGGAGGTCGTGCTGATGCTCTTGAGACACAGTAAGCCAATCGATAAACATCCCTGATCCCCTCGATGCATGCATGCATGCAAATCACATTGAGGCGGAATGTATACGGTTGAACTTGCATGCGTCAACACAAATCACATGCATGCACGTATGCTGATTGACGGGTGTCAATATGGACCAATTGAAAATGCCAGCAACGATTCGCCTTACGAACGCCGAGCAAGAGGCGATCCGGCAAAAATGTATAGAAATCAACAAGTTACTCGTAAAGCGCGGAATGCCGCCGATGCGGGATAGCGAGCTTGTGCACAAAATCCTCGACAAATCAGTGCCTTGCGTGCAGATCAACGCATCTGGCGACGTGGTGATCGAGACCGAGTGACCCCGGGAATCCGGGGTAAAGTGGGGGTGTAACAGCACCCCCACCCCGCCGACCGAGGAGAGGTCATGCAGTACGAGCGATGGAAGATCGTAGGAGAAGGCGGTGTTGAGGTTGTGCAATGCAGCCTCGAAGAAAGCCGTATCAGCGTCAGAACGGCACCAACGTCGAGCACGATGACGCTTCCAGTAGGGGGCGTAGAGCCGCCGATCACGATGCCCAAAGAGCACGCTGAGGCGCTGGCAATGATCCTGCGACAAAGCAACGTGCCGGGGTTTCAAGGGAAAGCACGAGCGATCAGAGCGTAAAGCGCGGCTGAACCATCGCAACTATCGTGACCTGACCGTCGGCGGTGCTGATGATCCTGGGAGAGCGGCAGAGAGAAGCCCAGGAGCGGTTCCATTTGGGCAGATCGGGGCGCGGGTTGAGGTAGTGGCGGGACAACGGGAAGAAGATCGCGAGAAGCCTCCAGAGGGCCATACAGGCCGCTGGGGGCTTTTTTGTGGGTCGATGGTTGCGGCCCCTTCGGGGGTATCGTCGCAGGCGCTATGCAGCACGACAGGAGGCAGTGCAGGCGACTAATCGCCGC